CTTCCAGAAAAACCTAAAAAGTGAGAAAGTATATGGATTCAATTTCAGTTAATTATAGTGGTGCAGACAGTGACGTGATTTATCTCAATTGGCCAGAAGAAAAGACTAACGACCTTGACTCTTTTATCATCTTAGGGGAAGGTAACGATGGTGTTGAGTCTTCACAAATAAGTTCATTTTGGTCAGGTCTATCATCTCCTAAATGGAATGCTTATAAAGAAAGTAAGAAACTAGTGGAAGAAGCTCCTTATCATCCAGGTTATGAAGGTGCAGTATTCAATGACTTTGCTAAACCTATAAGCGAAAAGATCAAAGAACGATTGCTAAAATCTTCTAAGAGATTCAATGCAAATGACAATATCTCTGAATTTATTAAGGATGGAGAGATTGAGTTACTTGTTGATGAGCTAACTGGCAAGTTTGCAAGTGTATTAGATACTCTTGTTATTGATCGTCAAAATGATCCAAATAGTCATGATACAGCAAAGCGTTTAGCTAAGATGTATATCTATGAGCTAATGGACGGTCGATATACCAAGCGTCCTGATGCTACTTCATTCCCTAATGAGGGATCAGATCGATTTGAAGGAATGTTGTGTGTAAGAGCAGAACTAACATCAATGTGTTCTCATCACCATCAACCAGTACGTGGAATTGCAGTAATTGGCATTATTCCAACAGGAAGGGTGATTGGTTTATCAAAGTATGTTAGAATTGCTCAGTGGTGTGCAAGACGTGGTCAGTTGCAAGAAGATCTAGTTAATCAAATTGCTAAAGAGATTATGCATGCAACAGATACCGAGAATGTTGCTGTGTATATTCAAGCTACCCATGGTTGTATGGAGAACCGTGGTGTAGAGGCTCATTCGAGCTTAACACAGACATCAGTAGTACATGGTCTTTTTCATAATGATTCAGTGAAAGCTGAGTTCTTTAATAATGTGAAACTTCAACTATCAAAATGAAAGTATATCTAGCCAAGTTCGTAAAGAATAAACGGATCGCTTATAAGATTGGCCATACTAAATGGTTTAAATCTATTAAGCGATTTGATGATGAAGAGTATGATGTATTTGATGATGTAATTATTTTAGATGATATCTATATTGAACATAAAGATGCTCGTATTGCAAGACTTTGTAGTGAACTCGTTGAAGCTTCACTACAAGGTGTGTTTCCAAAAGGATTTAGATTAGAAGATCATTTTATTACAGAAGCTAATACATTTAATGGATTCTCAGGAATAACAGAGTTTTTTCTTCTCGAAGAAGGTGTTAGTGAAGATAAGTTGGTAAATATTTTTTCACGAGTAAAGACAAGAGTGAATCTTATTGTAAGGAAATATAATGGATAATAAAAGTTTTATATGGGTAACCTTTCAAAAGGAGGGTATTCACAAGTATCCAGCAGCTGCTACAGACCCTAGACTTGCTACTGGTGATTGGTTGGATGTTAGTTTCCTAGGAACTCCACATAGACATATTTTCCATTTCCGTGTGGAGATGGAAGTTTTTCATGATGACAGAGACGTCGAATTCATTCAGGCAAAGCGAATCATGGAAAGGTGGTTTAGTGATGGAACGCTTCAGCTCGATTATAAATCATGTGAGATGATGGCTAGAGATTTGCATAAGCAATGCGCAGAAACATGGCCAGATCGTGACTATGTTATTGAAGTCTCTGAAGATGGCGAAAACGGTTGTAGAATTTATTTCTTGAGGTAATTAATGATTAACTTTTGTCACATATCTCCTATTCATTACTTAGAGACATTCTCGCATCTTAACGGTGCTCATTTAATTCTTGCTCATCTTGTTGAAGAGGATGCGCACTATCGCACTTTTTATCGTAACTTAAACGATGGTAAACCTAAGATCATGGACAACTCAGCTTTTGAGATGTTTAAACTTGGTGAGCCAATGTATCCTTCAGAAAAGCTAGTCGAACTTGGCAGAGAAGTAAATGCTGAATACATCGTAATGACCGATTATCCTAAGGAACATTGGAGAAAGACGATGGAGAAGGCTATAGATATGATTAGTCCAATTAAAGAAGCTGGATTCAAGACATTCTATTGTCCTCAGAGTGAGATGGGAGATATGGACGGGTTAATGTTATCAATTGAATGGGCTTTACATAACAAAGACATTGATCTTATTGGGTTATCCATCCTTTCGTGTCCGATTGCTTGTGGTATTAACGAAACTAAACATAGCGATGGAACAAGAGATGATGCATATAAGATGCAACGTTTCTTATCTCGTTGGACTGTGTTTAGAGAGATGGAAAAGAGAAATCTCCTTTGTAGAGTAAATGGTCCTAAGTTTCATTGTCTTGGAATGGTCGATGGTCCTAAAGAGATTGATTTATTAGAAGAATATCATTGGACTATTTTTAGTTGGGATTCAAGTGCAGCGATATGGGCTGGATTTAATGGTATCCGTTTTGATGATTCGCCTACTGGTCTTCGTTATGGAAAGTTTGAAAAAGAAGTAAACTTTCATTTGAACCATGCTTCGTTGCAACAAATAAACAATGCATTGTATAATTGCAACTTCATTAACAAACTAATTGACTAATCATGAAAACTATTAAATACAAATATCAAGAAGATGTTACCTTTGATAAGATTAAAAAGTATATCGATAGTACATATGGTGCTCATTATGTTAATGATGGGTTGCAAGTTATCGATGTATGGGAATCTAGAGGAACATTGATGTCTACTGCTACAGATACTGCAATTAAGTATTTGATGAGGTTTGGCAAGAAAGATGGAATGAATGAGAAGGATTTGCTTAAAGCAATTCACTACATCATGCTAATGTTATATGAACTAGAGAAGAAAAAAGGAGATGTGTTTAATGAAACATATATTAGGACCAACGAGTAAATCGACACTTACAGAAGTAAAAGAAGGTGATAGCCAACCAAATGCAGTAGACTTAAGACTAGGTAAAGTTTTTAGAATATGTCCTAATAACTTTTGGGTATCTAATACAGAAAAGAAGCATCGTAATTCAATAGAACTAAAACCAGGGAAAGATGGGTATTATGAACTTACACCGGGACACTACGAAGTCGTCATGGAAAACATTATTCATGTCGGTGAAGGAGAGGCTGGTTGGGTTATTACTCGCTCTACTCTTAATCGTAATGGATGTTTCCTTACTTCTGGCCTATACGATACTGGGTATCACGGGGTTATGGCTGCTGTTCTCCACGTAAATGTAGCTAATGCTTACATTAGGCAAGGCACTCGTATTGGTCAATATTTGAGCTTTAATGCAGAGAGTTTATCATCATATGATGGTGATTATGGTGTAGGTAAAAAACACGATTCTAAGTATACCAAGTAATGAAAGTAGCTATAGTTACTGATACACATTTCGGTGCAAGGTCAGATTCTATTCCCTTTGATAACTTCTTTAGGAAGTTCTATGAGGAATGCTTTTGGCCTAAGATCGATCAACTTGGAATTGATACTGTTTTGCATCTTGGCGATTGCTTTGATCGTAGAAAGTATATCAACTTCAACACTCTAAAGAACTGTAGGGAATACTTCTTTGACGAGGCTAAACGTCGTAATATAAAGCTAATAATGATTGCAGGTAATCATGACACTTTTTTCAAAAATACTAACGACGTTAATAGCCCTGGCCTTTTACTTCGCGATTATAGTAATGTCGTTTGTTATACTGCTCCTGTGGACTATAATTTAGGAGGAACATCTGTATTATTGATGCCATGGATATGTACCGAAAATTATCAAGAATCAATGGAAGCATTGAAGATAACAAATTCTAAGTATGTATTTGGCCATTTTGAAATTGCTGGGTTCCAAATGTATAAAGGACAGGTTAACGAGCATGGGTTGGAAAGCAATATTTTTGATCGGTTTGATTCTGTCTACAGTGGTCATTTTCATCATAGGTCCAATAAAGGTAACATCACCTACCTCGGAAATCCATATGAGATCACATGGGCAGATTTCGAAGATCCAAGAGGGTTTCATATTTGGGAAAGCAATGACGGTAGCATAGAGTTTATAGTTAATCCATTCACGATGTTTGTTAAGCATTATTACAATGATAGTGAATTAGATCCAGCAGGTGTTGACACATCGTTTGCTGAAAATAAGAATGTCAAATTAATTGTAGTTAATAAGACAGACTTTAAAGCATTCGATGCATTCATCGATAGACTTTATAAGAGAAATCCATTAGAATTAAAGATCATCGAAGACTTATCAGAGTTTGAAGAGTCAGCTATGGAAGATGATGATGTTAACTTAGAAGATACACTTTCGTTGCTATCTCAATACGTTGACAGTCTTGATACGAATGCTGATAAGGATCGATTGAAAACTATAATGAAAGAACTCTATGTAGAAGCACAAGACTTTGAGGAAGCATGATAAAATTTAAACTAGTCCGATGGAAAAACTTCTTATCTACTGGTGCTCAATTTACTGAAGTTAAACTTGATCGATCTCCTACTACACTGATTGTTGGTGAGAATGGTGCTGGTAAAAGTACGATTCTCGATGCTATTTGTTTTTCGTTATTTGGTAAAGCATTTCGCAATATCAATAAACCTCAACTAGTTAATAGCATCAATGAAAAACATCTTGTAGTGGAGATCGAGTTTGACATTGGTAGAAAAGAATATAAAATTGTAAGAGGTGTTAAACCTACAATATTTGAAATCTATTGCAATGGAGAGTTACTTAATCAGGATGCTGCAGCAAGAGACTATCAAAAGTACTTAGAAGAAACTATACTAAAACTTAACTATAAGTCATTTACACAGATAGTTATACTTGGTAGTGCTTCTTTTACACCTTTTATGCAGCTACCTGCTTCTCACCGTAGAGAAGTGATTGAAGATATATTAGACATTCAAATATTCTCTGTGATGAATGTTATCCTCAAAACTAAGATAAGTACAATTCGTGATGTGATTAGAGATATCGATAATAAGATAGAGGTTGGGAAACAAAAGGTTCAATTGCAACAAAATTATATCAAGCAATTAGAACAAGAGCAACAAAAGAGGAACGAGGATGTCCAGCTACAGATACATCAAGCAACACAACAAATTCAACAGCTTAGTGAAACAAGCGAACAGCTTTCAAAAACACTACAAGAACTCAAAGAATCGGTTGCTGATGAACAATCAAGTAGTGCAAAGAGAACGGAACTTGGTGGATTACTCAAATCACTTTCTACTCGTATTAAAAATGCAAAAGATCAAATTCTCTTCTATGAGGAACATGACAATTGTCCAACATGTACTCAAACACTTACTGGAGAACTTAAAGAGTCAGCAATCGTTAAACACACTCACAAGGTCGAAGAGATCAGTGATGCAATTAATACGCTCAACGAAAGGATCGAAGCTCTTGAGGCAAGACTTGATGAAATCAGCGTTATCAAGTCGAGAATGGCGGAAGTTCAATCAGATATGGTTACAGTCAACACAACCATCATCAGCAACCAAAACTATATCAAGAAATTACAAGAAGAAAGCGCAAGAGTTTCTAATGAAGCAGCAAGCATTGAGACTGCCAAAGCAGAACTCAAAAGTATGGCCAAAGAAGTTGTACAAAATTCTGAGAACAAAAGTAAGTTCAAGGAAGACTCGTATTACCTTGAAGCTGCTGCCACACTTCTCAAAGACACTGGGATCAAAACCAAAGTTATTAGACAGTACTTACCAGTAATTAATAAACTTGTTAATAAATATTTAACCGCTATGGATTTCTTTGTTTCGTTTGAACTAGATGAAGCATTCAATGAAACAATTAAATCTAGACATCGTGATGACTTTAGCTATGCATCGTTCAGTGAAGGTGAAAAGCAAAGGATAGACTTAGCTCTGATATTTACATGGCGTACAATTGCTAAGATGAAAAACAGTGCAAGTACTAATTTGCTATTACTAGATGAAGTGTTTGATAGTAGCTTGGATTCAAACGGTACTGAGTTTGTTATGAATTTACTAAACACATTAGGTGAAGATACAAGCGTCTTTGTGATATCACATAAGGGTGATCAGTTGTTTGATAAGTTTAGGTCGCTAATTAGATTCGAGAAGGTACAGAATTTTTCAAGGATGGTAGTATGATAATTTTAAGAAAAGATAAGTTAAAGCTAGTACCTGATACAGATCCTATCTTACATAAGCCTCCTACTCCATTTGACTTTTCTCCTGGGCATCCTGGCCAACGGTTATATAACCTAATGTCTGAGAGAATGAAAGAGATTGGTGGAATTGGATTATCAGCTAATCAAGTTGGCATAGATGCTCGAGTTTTTATCATGGGTGTAGATGACTTAAGGATAGGAGTATTCAATCCTACTATAATTGAGTATGGAGAAGAGGAAGATTCTTTCAATGAAGGATGTTTATCTTTTCCAGGCCTTACGTTACAAGTAAAGCGTCCTACATCAATTGTTGCTACTTATTGCAATGAAAAGGGTGAGAAGGTTACCAATAGATTTCAAGGGTTGACAGCAAGAGTGTTTCAACACGAATTTGATCATATGGAAGGAAAGACGTTTCAATCTCGCGTATCACAGTTGAAATGGAACTTAGCTATCAAGAAGAGAAATCATATTAAAGAAAAGCTAGTAAAGAAGTATACACAAAAGACTCTTATAGACATTTACAACGAGGTAAAGGATGCTGAAAATACCGACAGAGTATGAATCAGGATTTGACTTTGGATTTAGTGCTATCGATTCTGAGGAAGCTGCAGCAGAAACACAGACAGTTACTCAACAAATCGTACAGCCTGTAAATGATGAAATATTAAAACTTAAACAAACTGTTGATAACATTTATAACAAACTAGATGGACTAGAAGAAATCATTAAAGCAGGAGCAGGTCCTAACTTTGATGTTGATGCATATCGGTCTTTGGTCGAAAAAGATGTTCACGAAAAGTTAAAAAAGTTAGAAGGATTGATTGTTCCGTTACTAGTCAACTTGATGAAGAACCCCGAAAAAGATACTATCAAGTGGCCCAATCGCAAACCTATCATTGAAGCTCAACTAGAGAAAATTCTAGCAATCACAAGAACGTAACATTTGACCTATATTCGTTTTCCTGTATAATCGACTTCATTACAGGAAAACAATATGGAATATTCAGACATTTATTTAGGCAACAGCATTTACGTTTCTGCACGAGTAAAACAAGACTCATTCTTTTATCATAAAGCCAAATGCTTATCAGAGATGATTAAGCTATCTCTTCCCTTTTTACGTGAACATATTGAATTTCCTGATCATGTCGCATTTAGACTTGCTACGATCAAAGGAAGAACTTTGGGTTATTACAACAATTTCAAAGGGTTTGTAGTTATAGATGTCAAAAGTAGCTTCGAAAAGACACTCAAGATTATTGCTCATGAGCTTGTTCACGCAGAACAATATTATCAAGGTAGACTCTCAAATCAAGTTGAATTTAGCAGTCCAAAATACGTGTGGAATGGTCAAGTTTACAACCCAGTGAAATCCTCAACCAACTACGAAAAGTACAGGAATTTGCCTTGGGAAGTTGAAGCGTTTCAGCGTGAAGAAACTATTGCTGCGAGCGTCCATCAACAAATCATGAAAAAGTATTTTAGTAACAGTTGATCTTTTCGTTTTATCACTATATAATGAACGTTCTTAATTGATTGGAGATATAAATGGCACACGAACTAGAGATTGCAGAAGACGGAACAGTTTCGATGGCTTACACCGGGGAACTCCCCTGGCACGGACTTGGTAAGCGAGTCCCTGCAGACCTTTCACCAGAACAGATGTTGAAGGCAGCAAACTTGGATTGGACTGTTGATCGTAAGCCTTTGTTCTTTAGCGATGAACAAGGTAACAAAGTCCTTACTAGCTCGACTGCTCTTGTTCGTTCATCTGATAACAAAGTACTTACTGTTGTTTCAGATAAGTGGAATCCTGTACAAAACATCGAAGCATTTGAATTCTTCAACGACTTTGTAAACGCTGGTGAGATGGAAATGCACACAGCTGGAAGTCTGAAAGGAGGCAAAGTTGTTTGGGCTCTTGCGAAAATTAAAGATAGTTTTGAGCTCTTTGGTGGAGACAAAGTGGAAGGATATCTACTTTTTTCCAATCCTCATGAGTTTGGTCGTAGCATCGATATTAGGTTTACACCTATTCGTGTCGTATGCAACAACACAATCACTGTAGCTATCAATGAACAGGTTGAGCATTTTGTCAAGGTTAACCATCGTTCAAAGTTTGATGCTGATGCTGTAAAGAGTACTCTTGGAGTAGCTAAAGAGCGTTTGAATTCCTACAAAGAACAGGCTCAGTTTCTTGGTTCTAAGAAGTTCAAACAAGAAACTATTACTGAGTACTTTAACCGTGTCTTTCCTACTCTCTCACGTAATGATGAGTATAAGACTCTAATTGATAAGGAGCCAATCAGTCGTCAAGCTAAGGCTGCTTTTGATGTTCTGCAAACACAACCAGGAGCAAGGTTCGCTGAAGGTAGCTGGTGGCATGCATTCAACACTGTTACTTTCCTAACAGATCACTTGTTGGGTCGTAGCAAGGATACTCGTCTTACTTCTGCCTGGTATGGCACAAATAAGATCAAGAAGGACAAAGCTCTTGATCTTGCACTTGAATACGCTGAAACTGCTTAAGGATATATTATGAATAAAGTTATGAATCTTCGTCGCAATGGATTAATTGGTTTGTTGGAACATAGTGGACTAATCGATGTATCTATCCTCTTTACTGAGTGGTGGAACGGAGAAGGGTTTGATTTCAGTATTAATGATAAACCAGCTGTTTCCATCCACGCCGATGAACTTACTGCATTGGTTGCCATTGGAATTGCAACCGAATACATTGACCTTGACACATGTAAAGAGATGGCTGAAGAGTTGTTAAGTAAGTCTCAACAAAGGGAAGAACATATTGATGCAATTCGTAGAGAAGTTAAGGCTGCAGATCTTCGAAGCCAGATCACTCTTGTTAAGGAATAAGTTTTTAGTCGCCATTAATCTCCTTGGGGCCTTAGGGCCCTTTTTTGTTGCATAAATAGTTATTACCCTATATAATACCGTTATTATTCACAGGTGATCTCTATGTCAATTACAGCAACTATTCATACATTGTATTGGGAAAACTCTGATCCCGATATCGTTGATTCACACAAGAAAGTAATCAATCATTTCAACCTTCCAGTAGAATATCACGTTAAGACAGCCCGTCACGGCCATTGGATGCAAGAAGTTCTCAATGATGAAACTTCTGATGTCGTTGGCTTTTGTGATATTGATTGCATACCATTGAGGTATTCAACGTTTACTGAAACCATTAAGATTTGCGCAGCTCATAAAAGTATGTGTGGAATTGCACAAGCTACTAATCACATTCCTCCAATGTCTCACATCTTTTGTGGTCCAGGATTCTTCTTCATCTGGAGAAAACTATATGAAGCACTTGGAAGACCACCTATGATGGAAACACAGCGTTCCGATGTATGTGAGGAGATCTGCTATCAAGCCGAAGCAAGAGGAATTCGTTATCAAACATTTTTCCCTACCCACTTTGAAAGAGAACCTGTTGAAGGCGTTTGGCGCTTACATAATTTAGGAATTTACGGTGTGGGTACTACGTATGGTGATAAGGTATATCATCTCTTCCAAGGTCGTATGAAAGAGAATGCACAACTATTTAAGAAGAGATGTGAGCAAGTAATTGATGGAACGTTCTCTACCGAAGGGATGCATTCTAGTACAGACATTTTAGGATTCAGAGGTAGAATTGCAGTATTTCCTCCTGAACAACAATTGAAACAGCCATTGATTGGATCACTATGAAAGTATTATTTCACACTCATGTCCTTAACTTTAGAGGGACAGCGGTTGCAGTATATGATTATGCAAAATATAATCAAGAAGTATTAGGAAACGAAAGTATTATTTGCTATAATGAAGATTTTGCGGGTGAAGATGGAACTGAACCACAAGCTCTTGATATGTTTAAACGGAGTTTTGAAGTAGTTTCACATCATAATGATAATGCCGAACTTCAATCACATTGTGATAAGGTTGATATATCGTACTTCATTAAGTATGGTTATAACAACGAATTTCTACCTAAAGGAAGAACTGCAATTCATGCAGTGTTTCAGGCAAATGATCCTCACGGTACTCGTTATGCTTATGTCTCTGAATGGTTAGCAAATAAGATGAATAATGGTAGTACTTATGTTCCACATATGGTTGACTTGCCACCACCAAACAAAGACATTAGAGAGTCGTTAGGAATTCCAAAAGATAAGATTGTTGTAGGTCGGATTGGTGGATTCAGAACGTTTGATCTTAATTTTGTTAAACAAGCAATTGTCAATATTTTAGATAGAGATGATAGGTTTGTTTTTGTCTTTGTTAATACTCAGCAATTTGTTCAGCATAGAAACATGATATACATTCAACCATTTGTTAGTCGACAAATGAAAAGTAATTATATCAATGCTTGTGACTTTATGTTACATGCCAGGGACATGGGTGAAAGTTTTGGATTATCTATTGCAGAGTTCTTATCTCAGAATAAACCTGTGATGGCTTGGGAGAAAGGCAATGATCTTCATCATACGTGGATGTTAAAAGATTCAGGTCTACTCTATAACGAACAAAACGTTCAACAAATGATACAATCATTTCCTGATATTAAGCAAGAGGATTGGAGTAAGAGAGTAGCTCAGTTTATGCCAGAGCCAACAATGAAACGTTTTAGTGAGGTGTTCTTTGGATAAAGATATTCCTTCATATGTTGTACATTATACACCAAATGTACAAAGGAGAAAAGTTCTCGAAGAAGTTCACAAAAGAGAACAGTTATCAAATGTTACGTGGATTACAGAGTACGATAAAGAAGTAATTACGTATGAGATGTATACCAAAGCATTTCAAGCCGATCACCTTGAGTATCAAAGAAGAGGACAGGATCCTAATGAATTTTTTCCTCACTATCCACTTCAACCAGCTATGGTGTCATTGCAATTCAAACAAAAAGAAGCCTTCAGAAGAATAGGAAGTGGAAATGCACCGTATGGAATTATGTTTGAAGATGATGCAATTATATGTGAAAACTTTATAGAACGATTTCGTGGTTACATGGAAGAGATTCCCAAAGACTGGGATGTTGCATTTATAGGTCAAGGTGGTGGAAAAAGAATTCAAGGTACTCATCCTGATACTCATTGGTACTTAAAAGGACATCCAGCCGACCGTTGTGCTGATTCTGTCGTTATGAAAAAAGAAGCTGCACTTAACATCTACTCACATATGGAAGCACATAAAGTTTGTTTTAATCCTGATCCAGAATTAGGTTTTTGGATGAAGGTTCTCAATATGAAAGTATATTGGTTAGAACCACCTATAGTTGTGCAAGGATCACAAAACGGACTTTATGAAACTGTTCAACCATTACATAGCAGATTTGTTGATCAGACTATGCAAGTAAGGAGTGATATGGTTGATATTTTAAATAAGGTAAATCATGGAATATAACTTAGAACATTACGTTACTTCTTTATTGGATGTAGGTGCTAATCATGGCAATTTTTCTAAAGAGTTTAGAGATAGATATCGCCCTGCTGAAATTGTTTGCTTAGAACCAGCTCCTGCTCATATTGATCACTTAAGAAGTTTAGGATTTGAAGTTCATCCAGTAGGTGCCTCTAATGTTAATGAAAAAAGAACGTTCCATGTTAATAAACATAGTACAGGAAGTACAGGAAATTCTTTTTACTTAGAGCAGACTGTTCATTTTGGTGAAGTGGAAGAAATAGAAGTAGATGTTGTTACTCTTGATTCACATTTCCTTGGAAGAACGTTTGATTTTATAAAAATAGACACTCAAGGTTCTGAATATGATATTGTTGTAGGTGGCCAAGATCTGATTAAGCGTTGCAAATATCTTCTAATTGAGGTACCATTCTTTCCATTCAATCGTGGTGCTAAGCTAGCTCATGAAGTGATTCCTTTGATATCTAGTTTAGGACTTAAACCAGTTTCTTTCCCTGAATATCACTTTGCTGTCAAAGAGCATTTTGTTGACTGGTTTACTCCAAACTTTAATGGAACGTTTATTACTCATATGGATATATTATGGAAGAATTTCTAGACCCTTATTTTTTCCATCAAACACAGTATGGAAAGTTCTTTCTTAGGAAGGGAGATAATAGTGCTAACCTCATAGTAAAGAACTTAGTATATGAACCACACATTACTGCAATCTTTAGATCATTAATAAAAGAAGGTGATAGTGTTATAGATCTTGGTGCAAACATTGGCTATCATACCATTGAATTATCAAGATTGGTTGGACCAACAGGCAGAGTACTTGCTCTTGAGCCTTTAAAGGAAGTATTCTTTCATCTGTCAGCTAATTTATTTCTTAATAGATGTTTCAATGTATCGACATTAAACAAAGTATGTACTGATCTATCCAATCAAGTGGTTGTAATGGAAGAGATAGATTGGGGAAATTCTGGAAATTCTAGAATTAAAAAGGTAGCTGATGAATTAGCGCATGATATGGTTTATTCTATTGCATTAGATGATATCGATACTGATAATGTTACTTTAGTTAAGATGGACGTACAAGGAAGCGAGAGTAATGTACTGAAAGGTGCTAAGTATCTTTTAAACGAAGTTAGACCGTACTTTGTTGTTGAAGTAGAAGAACATCACTTATTAGAATTTAAATCGTCCTCTAAAGATTTACTTAATCAATTTATAGATCATGATTATATTCTTTATAGAATTAATAATCAATATCCATGCGATCATGTAGCAGTTCCAAAAGAGCTCCCTGCTATAGACTTTAAAGAGATAACTGGTTACGATATTACGATTATCGATAAACCAGTAAAAGATGTTACGATGCGTTGGCCACTTTATGATAAGGCAATTTTATGAATCCATTAGTTACAATTATTACGCCTACAACTGGGCACGCAAAGCTTGGAAAAGCAATGGAATCAGTTGCAAACCAAACTTATCAAAACATTCAACACTTAGTGGTTATCGATGGACCTGAAAAGTTATCAGACTCTCTATCAACACTAAAAGATTATCCAGTAAGAGACTTAATATCACTTCCATACAATACTGGAGCTAATGGCTATAATGGTCATAAAATATATGGTGCTTGCACTTTCCTAGCAAAGGGCGATTACCTGATGTTTCTTGATGAAGATAATTGGATAGATTCTGATCATGTACAATCGCTAGTTGATGTGATAAAAGAAGGAAATAACTGGGCATACAGTCTAAGAAAAATTGTAGATAGATTAAATCAGTTTGTATGCACAGATGATTGTGAGTCGCTTGGTAAGTGGAAATCTATACTTAATGATAATTTTATTGATGTAGGGTGCTGGTTTGTTCCAAAAGATATTGCTTTAATGATGTCTCCATTTTGGCATCGTCGTGCAAGACATCCTGATGATCAACCAGAAGTGGATAGAATCATTAGTAGTTTTTTGATGGGTAACAATTTTAAATTTGATTGTACAGGAAAACATACTCTTAACTACAGAGTAGGCAATAGATCAGATTCTGTACAAGCTAATTTCTTTTTAAAAGGGAATGCATTAATGCATTCACAATACAATGGCAAGTATCCGTGGAGAAAAGCTGCCTGATATAGTATAATGATGTTTTGATAGGAGTATGTGAATGAAACTTAGTAATGAGACGCTAGCACTGTTAAAGAACTTTGCTAGTATTAATACAAATATAATATTTAGACCTGGTAGTACAATTACTACAATGTCGTCAGTTAAGAATGTTTTTGCTGTTGCTAAAGTAGCAGAGACATTTCCAAAAGAAGTAGCAATATATGACCTAAATTCTCTATTGAGCTTACTTACGTTGATGGAGAATCAAGAGATCGAATTCAATGATAACAGTCTTTCTATTACAAAAGATCAAGGAAAGTTTGAATACTTTTATAGCAGGCCAGAGATCGTAGTTGCACCTCCAGCTGGTAAAAGTATTGAATTCGATAACCATTTCCAATTTAAACTAACTGCAGAAGATGTTCAGATTATCAATAAGGCTGCAGCAATCACAAGTGCTCCACATATCTTTATCACAAGCAAGAATCAATCAGTAACTATCTCTGTTGCAGATAGAAAGAATAAGACTGCTAACTCTTATACCAAGCAAGTAGGCACATGTATGGTCGACTTTGATGTGTTTATTGGTGTAGAGCTATTTAAGATTATTCCAGATGCATATACAGTAACTGTATCAAAGAAAAAACTAATCCACTTTAAACATCATGCTAAAGATCTAGAATATTGGCTAGCTTGTGATCCGGAGAGTGTAATATGAGCGATATGACTGAAATTGGTAAACAAAATGGAATGCATCTTGCTAGAATTATTTCTGAACGTAAGACGGGTACTCAAGATAACTGGGAACAATACTTAGGATTAGCTTGGGATAACATCTTGCTATTTGAACAATTAGGGTTTCTTAATAAGAATAAATTTTGGGGAGATAGAGACCCTAAATAAAAAACGGACACTTTATAGGAGAGTTCCATGTTAAGTAAAATTTTAGATGGTGTTGATAAAGCTCTAGCATATAAGTTGATGCTAGCACATATTATCATTATTGCAATTAGTAATTACGTAGTTCAGTTTAAGTTTGATGTCTTTGGTCATCCACTAGCAGCAGCTGCATTTACATTTCCGTTAGTAGTTGTACTTACTGACTTGACTGTTAGATTGCTAGGAAAACAAACTGGACGAGCAGTAATTTCTCTTGCATTTATTCCAGCTATTATCGTTAGTATGGCTGTAGTTAAGCTAGGTGGTGCTCCTGATTCTGTTGCATTTAGAATTGGTCTAGGATCTGGAGTAGCTTACTTTGTTAGCAACTTACTTGATGTCTATGTGTTCCAATATTTGAGAGAAAAGTACACTACATGGTGGATTGCTCCTGCATTATCTTCAGTAGTTAGTACGTTCTTAGATACATATGCATTCTTCTTTACAGCATTTGCTGGTGGTGAGAATGAATTTATGGCTGCTAATTGGCATATTGTTGCAACAAACAATTCTATATCTAAGATCATTGTGAGCCTGTTGGTTATTCTCCCTGCATATGGTATACTGCTTGCTCATTTACAAAAGAGGTTAGCTAAAGAACAACCTCAAGAGTAATTATATTATGGAGTTGTTATGGAATTTCGTGATGATCAATTTCTTTGGGTGGAGAAGTATCGCCCAAGGAAGATAAGTGATTGTATTTTACCAAGTGAGCAAAAGACCGCTTTCGCACAAATTGCTGAAGGCGGTCAATTGCAAAATATGTTGTTTTGTGGTGCAGCAGGAGTTGGTAAGACGACTGTTGCACGAGCTCTCTGTGAGGAACTAGGGCTAGATTATATTGTTATTAACGGTTCGGAGGAATCTGGAATCGATGTTCTAAGAACTAAAATCAAGCAATTTGCATCTACTGTATCATTTGATGGTGGCACTAAAGTAGTTATCCTTGATGAGGCCGACTATCTAAATCCAAACTCTACTCAACCAGCTTTGCGTGGATTCATAGAAGAATTCAGCAAGAACTGTCGTTTTATATTCACATGCAACTTTAAGAACCGCATCATTGCACCTTTGCATAGCAGATGTACTGTTATTGAATTTAAGATTGCTAAAGAGGATAAACCAAAGGTTGCTGCAAGATTCTTTAAAAGAATCACAGAGATCTTAACCAATGAAGAAGTTACCTTCGATCCTAAAGTCGTAGCTAAGTTGGTTGAAAAGTACTTTCCAGACTATAGGCGTTGTCTAAATGAACTACAGCGCTATAGTGTTGGTGGAACAATTGATGAAGGAATGTTAACGTCAATTGCAGATGTTAATATGAATGAGCTCTTAGAAGGATTAAAAGAAAAAGACTGGAAAAGAATGAGAAGTTGGGTTGTCAATAACTTAGATAATGATCCAGTAACTCTTTTTAGAAAGATCTATGATACACTGATTACGCACACTACACAAATACCTCAACTTGTTCTAATCATAGCAGACTATCAATATAAGGCAGCTTTTGTTGCAGATCAAGAAATCAACCTAGCTGCTTGTCTAACTGAAATCATGGCATCTGTGGAGCTAAAATGACAGTACAAATTAAAGAACTAGCACAATACTTTTCTGACGATAATAACAGAAAAGCTATCATTCAACTTATTAACGAGAATGGAACTGAAACCCTTCAAGTTCATTGCTATACAAATATGGAAATGGGAAGAAAGGAGCATAGTATTATGATTGCACGTACTATGGCTCAAGCTTCACATATCGCTGAGGATTTTGTCTATGGCGTTCTTCGAGGATAAAAACGACGTTAGAGAGATAGAAGAAGCGCAATATAAAGCGCCTTCTATCTCTCCATTTGACTTTCTAAATGCAATCAACTACTCAAAAGAGCAGCTAATTGTAGATGATTGGTCTGAAAGGCAGTATCAACCGTACCTAATTAACAAAGGATTATCATACGGTTCTGATACTATTGTTCAAGCCAACGAAGTGAATTCTAGACCACATATCGATAAAGCACTGCAATTTTCATTTTTACTAAATACAATCAGACCTAGAAAAAGGTTTAATAAATGGATCAAAGCATCCAAGATTGAGGCGATAGATGTAATAAAAGAATACTATGGCTATAGCAATGAAAAGGCCCGCCAGGTTCTGCCTCTATTCAATGATGAGCAAATCCATATAATAAAAACAAAATTGTATAAAGGTGGAAATGATGGCTGAAGATTTCTTCAAAATCGACATGCCTGGGTATGTTCCCTTAGAAGTTACATTAAATCATCCTGATGACTTCTTAAAGGTTAGAGAAACATTAACCCGCATAGGTGTGGCTTCAAGAAAAGATAGAGTTCTATACCAATCTTGTCATATTTTACATAAGCAAGGTAGGTATTTTATTGTTCATTTTAAAGAGCTATTTGCACTAGATGGCAAACAGGCTGACTTAAGTGATAATGATATTGAGCGTAGGAATACAATTGCAAAATTGTTAGTAGATTGGGGATTAGTTAAAATTATTGATGCTAACAAACATTTACTGATGGCACCACTTTCTCAGATTAAAGTACTTTCATTCAAAGAGAAAGATGAATGGACATTGCAAACCAAATATAACATTGGAAAAAAACGTGTTGAATAATGTATGACAAATATTGCCATATTTTAGATTATAATGATCCTCTGAAGGTTATCGATCTTATTCATGAAAGTATTGCTAATGATGTAGCTGATATTAACGACTATATGTGTCTTTATAGTCTATATTCACATACACTACAATATCAAAAAGCAATTGATCTTAGAAGCGTAATTACTTCAAAGTTTCCTAACCTTACAGAAGTTGATAATCTTTTTATGTTAAAGCATTTTGAAGGAGACTATCCAAAGCTTTGGGAAGTATACTT